ATCCTACCAAAATACGAAATTAATACCCCACAACGAATTGCTGGTTTTATTGCACAATGTGCTCATGAATCAGGTGACTTCCGTATCCTGGAAGAGAATCTAAATTATTCCGAGAAATCTCTGAATGCAGTGTTCGGTCGTTACTTTGGTCCTGCGCCAAAGCGTAATGCGGCTGAGTATGCTCGGAACCCAGAGAAAATTGCAAACTATGTTTACCAAGACGAGTTCCGTAGTAAGCAAGGTGCAATGGGTAACACTAAAGCAGGCGACGGTTGGAGATTCCGTGGTCGTGGACTAAAACAACTTACCGGCCGTAATAACTATACAGCATTTGGTAAGACTATTGGTATGTCCGCAGAGGAAGCAGCTGAGTATGTTGCAACTGAAAAGGGTGCTGTTGAATCAGCATGCTGGTTCTGGCATACTAATAAACTCAATACATTTGCGGATGCAGGTGATATTGTAGGTTTGAGCAAAAAGATCAATGGTGGTACTATTGGTCTAGAGGATCGTGTTCGCCGGTGGGAAGAAGCTCTTAAGATCCTTGGTCAGCCAGCGCCGAAGGTAGCTATCGTTGAGGAAAAAGATGACGATGTAGCAGATGATATTGGTGTTCTACGTCGTGGTTGTAAGGGTGAAGGTGTAAAGATCATGCAGAAAGCACTAGGTATTAATGCTGATGGTGACTTTGGACCAGGCACTGAACGTGCTCTTAAAGCATGGCAAGAGAAGAATGGTCTGAAAGCAGACGGTATTGCAGGTCCTGCTACTTTTGCAAAACTACTAGATTAATAAAAAAGTAAACACGGATACATTTTCGTGTTTACTTTAATACTAATATGTGATACTATACTACTATACATTATGGAGGAATCACATGTCTTATGTTAATGATGTCAAGGATCCTGAACTTGTCTTTGTAATTGACAAAGATGATGATACGGCAGAGATTCAAAATATTGAACGTATTGTCAATAATATGAATATTGCTCTGGTTGATTCCGGTTTTGAAAATTATCAGTACAAACTTGAAGTTACTGGTAATAAAGCATATGTGAGAAAGGTTGCCTAATATGGCTACTATTGAAAATATTATTGATCAGAATGATTATAAAGCACGTCCTGGTGATTTGAAACCAATGGATGCTTATGAGGAAACCATTCGTAAAAATGCAGTATTATATAATGTGATTCTTTTTACGCCTGGTAGTAGCTCTCGGTTGGCTCAAAGTTTTACAGATCTTGAACGTGCTGTTGCATATGCTAAGATTGTTCTACAGGAACCTAATCGGATCAGAGCAGCAATGATTTATGCAATTGATGAACATGATCATCATGCACTTCATGGCACAATCCGAAGGGATTTGATTTATAAACGTGTGGTACCACAAAGGTACTGAGATAAAGGGGCTTCGGCCCCTTTATTTTTTTGTATTATAAATATAATAAATCTATTCAAATATGGGGTCACTGATGTTATCTTTTAGAAAATATCTTTCCGAAAAAGCCGCAAAAGGCGGTTTTGATTATGAAGATGTTGTTAATGCCAAACTTAAACAATACGGCCTACAACCTGAAAATGTAAGAAGTGCTGGTTCATCAGCTGATGCTCCAGACGGAACCATTCATGCTGGCGGTAAACATCATAATCTTGAAATTAAAAAAGATAAAAGTGCTATGATGGGACAATTAGAACTTAAATATAGTGATGAAAAAGGTTGGCACATTGGTGATCGTTCTAAAAATAAATATCCTAAAACTGCGGCTCATATTGAAAGACATTTTCTACCAGATGTAAATAAAAAATGGAAAAAACCATCTGGTGATTATGATACAGATCTGAAGATGGGCAATATTTATAAAGATCATCCTAATACAGATCCCATCAAGGATCATTATGGTAAAGATAGAAAAACTCCATATATACAAATTGGTAAATCAGGTCTTCATCATATGGGTAACGATGAAGGTCGTTTAGGAGTTCCTGAACTAAATGGCAAAACACAATTTCGTGCTAGAATGAAATATCGTGGTACTAATAAAAAGACAGGTAAAAAAGGATATGGATCGCTTGTGACATTTGTTTTAAAGGATCACAAACCTTCGTCAGTTGATATTGATAAACATGCAGAATTATTAGGTAAAAAGCATGGTATGAGATAATGGAAAAATATTCCATTCAAAAAATAAGGATATTAACTCATGGCACAATTTAGTACGAGCCGTAACAAACTTCTTAATAATAATAACGACACATACGAAGTTGTAATGGTCTCTGGACAAGCCGGGCCATCAATTTATGTACCAAAAGGTAACCTGAATGCTTCATCAGACGCATTTGGTAGATTACGTGTATCTGAACCATTCACGCTGTTTGATTCCAACCATCGATTTAGTGATAATGGTCTTTTTAATACTGATCTTACAGGAACTGCAAGCGCAACATATAATGCTAATCAAGGCCTAGTTGATTTGGTTATAGGAAGCGCCGATGGTGATCAAGTATTAAGAGAATCGGTAAAGGTTTTTGGATATCAACCTGGTAAATCTTTATTGGTTATGAACTCTTTTACAATGGCTACTCCAAAAGAAAATCTGAGACAAAGAACTGGATATTTTGGAACAGAAAATGGATTTTTTGTAGAAGTAGACGGCACTGATACTTATCTCGTGAAGCGTAGTTCTGTATCTGGAGCACCAGTTGATACCAGACTTATCCAAGGTTCGTGGAATGTAGATAATCTAAATGGTACCGGGCCATCTGGTATTACTCTAGATATTTCTAAATCTCAAATTATGTGGTGTGATATTGAATGGCTGGGCGTAGGTTCTATTCGTATGGGATTTGTTATTAATGGCCAATTTATTGTTTGTCATGTATTTCATCATGCTAATTTAATTGAAGGTACATATTCTACGACAGCAAGTCTTCCTATAAGAACTGAAATTACAAATACCGGTATCACCAGTGGTCCGAGTACATATAAAGAGGTATGTACTACAGTTATTTCTGAGGGCGGTTATGAATTATCAGGTCGCCAAAGAGAGGTGCATACGCCGATTACGGCTAGATATGATATGGCTACTGCTGGTAATTATTATCCTGTTGTATCAATAAGACTGAAATCCAATAAATTGGATGCAATAGTTCTTCCAAGCGCGGCCAGTATTTTAGGTGATGGTAATGGTATCAATTACCATTATAAAATGGTTGCTGGCGGTAGAGTAGAAGGCGGTACTTGGCTTACCGAGGATAGTGCTGCTGCCGTAGAATATAATTTAACTGGAATAAACTTCCATGAATCTGACGGATCTGGAAATAAAATCGGAAGAACATTGGCTGGTGGATTTCTCAATAGTTCAAATCAAGGGTCTCCTACCATTGATATTTTAAAAGATGCTTTATTCAAGTTTCAGCTTCAAAGAAATACTTTCACAGATTCAGCTGAAACTTTTACTCTTGCAGTTGCTAGTGATACTAATGGATATGGTGTCTGGGGTGGTCTAGATTGGGATACGGTAACTCGTTAATAGAGGTTTACAAATGATTCGAATTAGGATATCATGTTAGTATGGAAAAGTTTAGCTCATACATAACCGAAGAAAAAAATACCCACATGACTCACATTGAGGACAAGGTCCTTTATGGTGGGGTGAACGGAACACGCCAGGCAATTAATGCTTTACGTGAACTAAGAGATATGTTAAAAGGATCACACGATGGAAGTATCTCTGTTAAATGGGATGGCGCTCCTGCTATTTTTGCTGGTATTGACCCGAGTGATGGTCAATTTTTTGTTGCCAAGAAGGGCATATTCAACAAAAATCCTAAAGTCTATAAATCTCCAGCTGACATTGATGCTGATACTTCTGGTGATCTTGCTTCTAAGCTCAAAGCTGCCCTCGAGTATTTGCCAGAGCTTGGAATCAAGGGTGTGGTTCAAGGAGACTTTCTCTTCGGACCAGGCGATTTATCTACAAGTATAATTAAAGGTGAGAAGTATTTAACTTTTCATCCTAATACAATTGTATATGCAGTACCTGCTAATTCAAAAGAAGCAAAAACTATTAAATCTGCTAAAATCGGTATTGTCTGGCACACTACATATACAGGTAATACATTTGAATCCATGCGTGCATCATACGGAGTTGATGTAAGTATGTTTAAACAATCTCGAAATGTATGGTCACAAGATGCTATGCTAAGGGATTTAACCAAAGCAACTATGAGTAAAAAAGAAACGGAGGAAGTGAATGAATATCTTTCGCAGGCTGGTAAACTATTTAACCAAATCGCAGGATCCACACTCAGAGAGCTGGAACGAAACGGACAACTCGCTCAGCTCATTGAAACCTACAACAACACCTTTGTTAGACGAGGCGAAATCATTGGAGATACAGGAAGACACGTATCAGGCCTCATTAAGTGGATCAAAGCCAAGTACCAAAAAGAAATCAACGCCAAGAAAACCGAGAAAGGCAAGTCCGCCGGCCAAAAAAAGCTCGACGAAATCTTAACTTTCTTTTCCGACGAGAATCAAATAAACTTAAAACGTATTTTTGATTTACAAAAAGTGATAGTTTTTGCTAAATTAAAACTTATAAATAGTTTAAATAAATTACAAAGTATACAAACTTTTGTAAAAACTCGTAATGGATTCAAGGTAACCGGCGCTGAAGGCTTTGTTGCTATTGATACTCTCGGTGGTGATGCGGTGAAAATTGTTGATAGGATGGAATTTTCCTACAACAATTTCTCACCTGATATATTAAAGGGATGGGATAAACCAGGAAGAAAATAAATGGCTAAAAAACTTGACTTTAAAGATTTCCTTACTGTAGACTATGCACCAGGCATGCCTGATCTAATTAAGAAAAACGCTAAGAAGCGTAAAGGTGATACTGGTGCTGGTACAAATGCAGAATATTCTTCCAGGTACTCACCTGAAGATCAGATAGATACCATTGGTGAAAAAACAACAGATCCTATTGAACTAGGAACCCATGCTAAGAATGTTGGCATGGGTTACACTGGTAAACATAAAACAATAAAAGACCCAGGTTCCAAAAAAGGAAGACATGTTCATGTTTTCCAATTTACTGGTGAGGAAGCAGAGCTTGATGAAGTATCACAAGCTCTAGCACATAAGGTAGCAAAAGCAAGACAGGCACAGGCTTCAAATCTACGCCAAAAAGCAGTGGATGAACCTGATATGATGAAGGCATTTGCTCATACCAAAGCAGCTAATAAAGCAGAGAAAAAAGCTGGTCAATCATACAATCGTCTTATGAAAAAAGAAGAAGTTGAGCTTGATGAAGAATTAAAGTTTCACGATAAAACTTTTAAAGACGGAAGCAAAGTTACTGATATTTTTCATAAGAACAAGTTTGTTGGTTCTATCGGCAAACATCATCCAAGAAATGGGAGACCAGAAGGTTATCACGTAATTCAATATAAAACTGATAGTATACCCAAAGGCAGTAAAAACATTCATAGACATGAAAGACTGAATTCTCACGAAGATGCTAAGAAATTAGTTACTAAGCATTTTAATGAAGAAGTAGAACTTGATGAAGCAATGACTGCAACACATAAGAAACTAGCCCATGATGTGCATAAGCAATTGAAGCGTGATGAGCCTATGGGTCTAGCAGCTGGTATGAAACTCAAAGCAGATCATAGTATGCTTCGTTCTAAGTATGGTTCAGACTGGAGAAAGAAAGCTGGTATCAAAATTGTTGAAGAGACAGAAGAAGTTGATGAAGCATTGAACCTTCAGCAAAGACGTGCTCGTGGCCGTAAGATGAAACTCAAGCGGCGTCAGATTGAGGTCAGCCGTAAAAGAGTTCTAAAAAGAGCAGCCGATCCTAAGCGTCTTAAAACACGTGCTGAAAAAGCAGCTAGAAATGCTATCTTCCGTAGACTTGCAAAAGGTCTATCAAGAGATGAAGTACCTCCACAGCGTAAACAAGAAATTGAAAAACGTATGGAGAAAATGAGAGGTCGTATTAAGCGCCTTGCAATAAAACTTATGCCTAAAGTTAGAAAATTAGATAAAGAACGTAGAGCAGATAAAGAAGATAAATGATTAATTCGTTTAAGAATTACCTTATTGAAGAGGAAAGGGTTGTTTATTTTACCTTTGGTAGAATGAATCCTCCAACAATTGGTCATGGTAAGTTATTAGATAAACTTGCGTCTATAGCTGGACGTAATCCATACAAAGTATTCTTGTCTCAATCACAAGATCCTAAAAAGAATCCATTACAATATTCTGATAAGATTAAAAGCGTTCGTAAGATGTTTCCAAAACATGCACGTAATGTAATGATTAATAAAAAAGTTAGGACACCATTTGATGCGCTGACTGCTTTATATAATGAAGGTTATCGTAAGGTTATAATGGTTGCTGGTTCAGACCGTATTAATGAATATGACTTGCGTTTAAATAATTATAATGGCAAAGAAGGCGGCCACGGTTTCTATAACTTTAAAGATGGTATAAAGATTATTTCTGCTGGTGAAAGAGACCCGGATGCTGAAGGTGCTGAAGGTGCTTCTGGAACTAAACAGCGCGGTTATGCTTCAGCCAATGACTTTATTAAATTCTCTCAAGGTCTTCCAATTGCTATGAATACCAAAGACGCACGTAGACTTTTTAATGATGTTCGTAAAGGTATGGGCCTTAAAGAAGAAAAGACATTTAGGAATCACGTACAATTAGATCCTATATCACCAACACGTGAATCAT